TCATCCGGAATGTTTGGTCCATGCCGGGTTCTACCGGGGCTTTAATCTCTCCATCCTATGCCAAGGCTTGGGGTAATACGCTACCGGCGATTATCCACGCTCTCGCCGAATGGGGCTATATCGAGGGCATTCATTTCTTTGTTGGCCGCAAGGCACCCCTGTCCGCCAACTTCGGAAAGCCCAAGCGCCCGCCGCTTCAGACCGCATGGGGCAATTGCATTCATTTCTGGAATGGCACCGTATTGGTCGTACTCTCCTTCAGTCAAGGGATGTCAGCGAACTCCATGTCCTTAGATTGGGTAATCGGTCCGGAGGCGAAATTCCTAGACTACGATAAGATAAAATCCGAGGTTGATCCCGCCAATCGGGGAAATTTGCAAGATTTCAACCAATGCCCTTGGCATCATTCCGTTCTCTATTCCACGGATATGCCAACCTTAAAAGCCGGACGTTGGATATTGGATAAGATCAACGACATGAATCCGGTTCATATCAACTTGATCCGGAACCTATACCGGGAAATGAAATTAACCGAGCGCCTTCCGGAACAAACATCATACACCCAACGCAAATACAAAGAATTACGCCATGACTTAATGTTGGCCCGTAAGTATCAAGCACCTGTCAAACCTATGCGTGGCAAGACCCGGGAGTACACGGTATATTACGGAGAGTATGATATTTTCGATAACATGGAAGTCGTAGGCAAGGATTACATTTGGCAAATGTACCGCAACGTTCCTTCCCTTATATGGCGTACCGCATTCATGAACGAACGCCTGTTCCGTGTCGCTAATGGCTTCTATTCGGCCTTGAACGATTACCATTTCTATACCCCCGGCGATACTCGCTACATGGGTAGCATGGGAGCGGACTGGAACCGGCTGCAACTGGCCGGATGCCTAGCCGATGGGGATCTGGATATGGACGCTCCATTGCTAATCGGTTTCGATAGTAACTCCGCAATCAATACCGCATGTATCGGACAGGTACAAGGCCATCAATTACGTACCCTAAAGAGCTTCTTTGTCAAGACCCCCGATAAGCTGGATGAATTGGCTCGTCAGGTTTGCGAATACTACAAATACAAGCTCAAACGTGATATCATCTTCTTTTATGACCAGACCTTCACGTGGACTACCGGCAATAACTCCGAGTCCTATCAAGATACCATCATCCGGATCTTCAAGGAATATGGTTGGGATATCACCGATATCTATATCGGACAGGTAAGCCGCCACGACTGGAGGCACGAGCAAATAGACCGGGCCTTAAAGCATGATCCGACGCTCCTTTATCCTGTTTTCAATAAATACAACAACGAGTTCCTCAAACTCGCCATGGAACAAACAGCGGTGAAAGTAGGCAAGAACGGATTCGAGAAAGACAAATCGCCGGAAGCTACAGAAGACAGCCCCGATAACCCGGATGAGTACAAGACACACATTACCGACGCATGGGACACATTGTTTGTCGGTGCGAATTTCTTTATGCCTGAACTTGCGTACGCAGAATCCGGAATCATCTTCCTTCATTAAAAATCTGTAGACGCATTTCATGC